GTTTGTCTCCCGGAAGATGACGCAGATCGCTCAGATCCAAAAATACATTCGGCTGTGGACTGGACGTGTTCGCCACTTTACGCATCCGGTCTTCGCTAACGTTAAGGATGCGTTCAATAGTGCTGTTCAGGGCGGGGGCTCGGAAATGCTTCGTATCTCAATCTGCCGCATGGGACCACAGCTTCGCGCTCTAGATGCTTGGATACTGCTTCAGATCCATGACCAAATTTTGGTTGAGGTTCCCGAAGGTCGTGTGAAGCAATGTGCTCGGATCATTCGACGTGAGATGGAAGATTTTCCGCACTGGCTGGTGCCCACAAAAGTTGATATAAAGATTGGATACCGTTGGGGCCAATTACTTCCTCTTTCCGAGTGGAGCAAAGCAGCATGAAAGAGATTCCGCTCTCAAAAGGATATGTAGCTATAGTAGATGATGAAGACTATGAGCGAGTCTCAAAGTACAAGTGGTGCGCTGTGAAGACAAAGAATTTTGTTTATGCCGTTCGTAGTTATGAGCGTCACAAGTTGATTTACATGCATCGATTCATTCTGAATATTTCTGACAATAAAGACACAGATCACAGAGATGGTGATGGCTTGAACAATCGCCGATTGAATATTCGAGCCAGCACTCGGAGTCAGAACAATTGCAACCGCCGAAAGCCTAGAAGCAATACTTCTGGATACAAAGGTGTCAGTTGGAACAAGAAAGCTGATAAATGGAAGGTGACAATCGGATTACATAAACAGTCAATTCATCTAGGTATGTTCGCCAACCTCAAAGATGCTTCTCAGGCATACATCAAAGTCGCGAAGAAGTATCACGGTGAATTTGCGAGGATATCATGAGTGAGAAGCCCGAAGGCAAAGTACCCTGGCCCAAAACCGAAGAGGAATTGTTGGCCTATATTCGCGAGATGATAACGTGGCCGGATGGCGCAGCAGATATGGGAGAAGGTTATGGGCGCTGCGTCTATGCCATGTCCAATGCCGCATTGGCAACTTTCAACTACATCGCCGGAACGCTCGGCGTTACTGGATTCCAAGCTGGCTGTGCAGAGATGCAATTTCTGAGAGATAGTCGTCACATGGAACACGGCTTTATGATTCTGGATGCTGAAAATCTGCTCTATCCGCAGTACGATCTCCGAGGACGAGTAGAAGAATGGATTGAAAAGACTCGTCCGCATCTCAAGAAGGCTGCGCAAGAAAAGTTGGCAGAGAACCCTAACAATGTTCATCCTGACGTGCAATCCCGATGGGAAGAAATTGCGGCACTGCCTGATCCTGTTGAGACATGATCATCATTATCTGCGGCAACCGGGACGCGGAATCCATCGATCTCTTCGAGCCCTATACCCGAGCGATCCACCGGCTCTATGACCGCCTGCTGAAAAACCGGGCGCCGCACCATCTCATTGTGATCGAAGGTGGGCAGCGCGGTGTGGATTTCATGGCGGGACGAGAAGCGGTACATCGCGGCTGTGGATGGGTTACCGTGCCAGCCAACTGGACTCGTTATGGCCTTGGTGCTGGCCCGCTCCGCAATGAGTGGATGTTGCAGCTCAACGTGTCGAAGATTTACGGCTTGCACCACGATTGGACGAATTCGAAGGGGACCACCAACTGCCTGACCCGAGCGGAGAGTATGGGCATCCGCACGAAGAGGATTACGGTGAAGGTGTGAGCATCCGAGAGAGCGGCATTCAGAAACAAGTGGCCGATGCAATCAAGGCGCGGTATCGAGAGCATGCCTGGGTCCGAGTTAAGCATGGAACAGCTTACGCCGTTGTTGGTGATCCCGATTTGTATGGCTGTGTCTGGGGTCAAGCCTTTGGATTCGAAATCAAAAATGAGGACGGCGAACTAACCACAATCCAAACTTATCGCATTAAAGAGTTGAAGAAAGCTGGTGCTATTGCTGGCGGTGTCCAGACACCTATGGGAGCATTGTCGTTATTGGATCGTGGATTGGCGCATCTTGAGCGACCAGGGTTTGCACCGTGATTGATAATGGTAGACCTCCTCGCCGCAGGTCGCAGCTCCGGGCGCTTCGCTGGATCAGAAAGCGCCAGGGAGTGGCGATGCTGGCCATGCCCATGAGTTCTGGAAAGTCAAGAGTCGTTATTGACTACATTCAGACCGAGGACATTCGAACAGTTTTAATTCTGGCTCCCAAGTCCGTGATTGATGTGTGGCCTGAGCAGTTCGACAAGCACGCCGAACATCGAACCGACTACCTGGTACATCAGATGGGATACGGATCGGTGAAACAGCGCACTGAGGATGCCGATGCCTTCCTAGAAGCGGCCCAAAAATCCAATCAAACTTACATTGGCGTGATCAATTATCAGGCAGCATTCCGTGAACCCTTCCGTTCTTGGGCGCTTCAGCAGAGGTGGGATCTTGTAGTGCTGGATGAATCCCACCGGATCAAGTCACCGGGCGGGAAGCAGTCATGGTTTTGTAAGCGATTGACCGAACGCTCGACTGCTCGGCTCTGTCTCACGGGCACGCCGATGCCCCATAGCCCCCTCGACATCTATGCCCAATATCGATTTCTGGCGCCCGATACTTTTGGCACTCGGGTTGACGCATTCAAATTGGCATATTGTTATGTGGGAGGCTTCTCGGGTCGTCAGATTATCGGATGGCACAACCTTAAAGATCTCCGTCGCCGTTATAAGACCCTTGCGTTCGAATCCTCCGAAGCCGAACTGAAGCTGTTGCCTGAGCAGGACATCGTGCGTCACTGCGAGTTGGAGCCCAAGGCCCGCCAGCACTATGGTGAGTTGAAGAAGGAGTTCATCACCGCCACCGAACAAGGCATCGTCACCGCCGGCAATGCTCTGGTCAAACTGCTTCGCTTCCAACAGATCACCAGCGGCTTCTTTCAGCACCAGGCGCATCCCAAAGCACCGAAAGTCATTGAAGATATCAGCCATGCGAAGAGCGATCTCCTAGCCGATATCCTGGAGGACTTTCATCCCGACGAACCGTTGGTGATCTTCTGCCGTTTCCATCCCGAGATGGACCGACTCCACACACTATGCCAGCGACTCAAGCGCCCTACCTACGAATTGTCCGGCCGGATCAACCAGCTCAAATATTGGCAAGCCGGTTTGCGTCCCATATTGATCACCCAAGTTCAATCAGGAGCCGAAGGAATCGATCTCACCCGCGCGCGATATGGGATCTGCTCTTCACTCGGCTTCTCCTTGGGCGATTATCGGCAGATTCGACGCCGGGTCAACCGTACCACCCAAACCCGCGCCGTAACCTGGATACATCTGGTCTGCCGCAATACGGTTGATCAAAAGGTCTATCGGGGATTCAAGAACCAGGAGGATGTCATTAACATGGTACTGAAGGAGGGCATCGAATGAAGATCATCGACGGTGAAGCTCGCCCCCGCGAATGGGCCAATGGGCACATCTATTACTCTGAAAAGTTTGAATATGTGGATGGACGCCAACTTGATGCTCTAGACGATTATCTCACGACCCATGCAGCGGGATATGGTGAGATTATGACATGGACCTTTGCGATATTATCCGAAGGATACTTTCTCGGTTATCTCCCTCGAAATAAGATACATCAATGAGTGAAGTTAAAGCTTTAATCGTAGCGGCGACAATGGCACAAGCTAGCGCCGCCGCACACCATGAACAGCTCCGACCCGGAGAGTGGAAATATTTAGATGATCCAATTCAGACAATGGGTTTACGTCCCAGAGATGGACTGAAGTTGATCGTCAACGAGGGAGTATGGCTGCCAGATCGTAGTTATGAAATTATTGATCGTTTGGAGTCTGTTGGATTCAAGACCGAAAGGATCTATCTATGAATCGCAAAGAAGCCTTCCAAGAAATCGCCCGCGCTGGCCATGCACTTGCCGAGTTGTGCGACAAGCAGAAGGATACTGTGGCATGGTGGACCGACTTCGGCACGGAGTTTCAGAGGCTGGGCATCGCTGTGGAGAGTGCGCGACCGAAGGACAATCTCATGCGCGCCGCTCAAACAGCCATGAAGAAGACCCGTGCTGACGCCGTCTCCTGAGCACCAACGCTTCTTGGAGCACATCGGTCGAACCTTTTATGCCGAAAGCACCAAGATTATTCCTGATGAGGAATTGACATTGCGAGTCTTCATCACCCGAAAGACCATGCATCAGATCTTCACCGGCAAATGGCTGGCAAAATATCCTATTACGGTGCGGATAGTTCCCAAGGAGAAACCACCGCAGCTTGTGAATCTGAGTCAGCGCGAGGAACCAATGTTCGTGTCCGTCGTCCCGAAAGGAAAGGCAAGCTGATCGGAATGCCGCCTGTCATCTGGATACCCGCGTGAACCTTTCCGCCGGCAGAGACACCGACGCCTGGACCTACTATGAGTTTGGGACACGGTCCTTTCGTGATCAGATACGAGCACTCGTCCTCGATGATCTCGACCAAGCGACTGATAGTGACGCTATCGACTCGGAGTTGCGCGAGCAGACCACCAGCCGCGCGCTTCCATTCGTCCCGATCCCGCCGCATGCTGTCCCGTCCCGACCGAAGACGATTGATGCGGAGGGTATCCGCTATGTGCCGCTGTTCCTGCTGTCGGTCGATCTCCAGGAGCAGGCGATTGCTGTCGCGTACTTCCGGCAGCGCCCGCAATTGCTGGCGAAGATTCGTGATCGTTTGGCTCGCGAGATTGCTTATCAATTCACCAGCGCGTTCTTCGGCACTGTCACGCGCATAAATCGTGTCCCGACTGCTACTAAGTTGGCTCAGGCTGTCAAAGCGATGCGTCCAGACCGCTAGGCTCTCGGCATGGACTCTTCGAAGCTCCTTGGCCTCCTGTCGATCTCGCCCGTCTGGCGATCTGGCCAGAAACAGGAAGATCGCCACGACCGCGCATCCTAAGACAATGAACCATAACGATTTAGACACTTGGCCTCCTAAAAGGGTCGAAAAACAACCCTAGCTGGAAGTCGTCCGAGCAGGAGATCGTGTCTCTGGCGGGCTCCCAGGAAGCCGCTGGAGCCTCAGCGGGGCAGGTATCGTCATGGTCATGTCTCTAAGTTAAGGATCGTCAATTTCAAAGTGACCATAGTCGCGGTTGCGCTCATCGGTGGTGGAACTGTTCTGATTCCAGTCTCCGCCCCATCGTAATCGCACTCCAGCGATGTGAGCGACAGCGCGCATCACACCTGCCAGTACACAAAACATTTCAGTGTCGTTCCAATTCACCGGCCAAGGAGCGAGATCGACGGCCTTGCCTTCCAAGTGCTTAGATTTCATTGTCCAACTCTTACCCCGAGCGACATTGATTTTCTGCTCTTCGATGGTCCGCACACCATCGAGCACCTTGAAGTCCATGATTTCAATTGCCGCTTCGCAGACCAACACCAGTCGGCCATCGACGCCTTCCAGATTGGCCCTACTTTCCGCTCCGAACACCGGCATCACCCGTCTCCACGTTGATGTCCACCTGCTCGGGCTGCGGGATTACTACAGCAGACCGTTCTTTCGTTAGAGAACCGTTGGCGGCAATACGAGCAGCTTCCTGACCTTTGGCCTTGGCCTCTTCGATCTTTGCTTTGGACTCGCCGTGTTCGCGGGAGGAATAGCGATCTACGGCCTGTCCTGCCACATTGGCTCCGATGGCGATGCCGATTAGCGTGATGAGCGCATTAGCTAGTGCCAAGGCATTGTTGCGGTCGCTGGTCTCTGTGGTCTGCGCCCCGGCGCGAACAGCGGCGGCAGCTTCCAGGACGGCCTTGGTGGTATCGTTCTGCACCATCTGCACCGCCGTGTTGAATGCGCGTGCCGCATCGTTATTGAGAAACATATACATCGAAGTCGCTAGAAGGCCGAGGCAGACGATGCCGAAAACGATGATGATTGCCAATGACCGCAGCGACTGCATCGATGTCTTGTTGATCCACTCGGAAAAGGTCATGCTGCCTCCAGCAACTCGTGCAGCGCCGTGGTATATTGCTCGATGGTGAACGGCTTCAATAAAAATCGATAATGCTCCGAGATTTTCCGTCGTTCAATTAATTGTTCCTGCGGCGTGCCGGAGATCAGGAGAATGCGAATTTTGGGACATTGCATGTGCAGAAAGCGCAACAGTGGCATCAACTCTTCCGGCAGACCGACATCGGCGACCAGAATATCAATCTCGCAGTTCTGCAACACTTCCAGTGCCTCATGCACGGTGGGAACCGACGCCGTCAACTCATAACCGATAGTCACCGTCATTTTATTCAAGACTCGTCGCATCATCGGAGAATCTTCCAAGACCAGCACATTAGCCACCGCCCCCTCCCTCTCGCTTTTGTCGCCGCCGATTCACCTGTTCCCAAGCGGCATCCCGCGACTGGCGTAAGTGAATATTTTCAGCATCGCGCTCGGCCAGCAGCCGGCGATAGCGTTCATTGTCCGCCCGCAAGTCATCGTTCATATCCTCCAATCGCTTCCACTGTGCGGCAATGCGACCCTGCTCGGTCTCCCGTCCACTGATACGGCCCTGCGTCAGCGCTTGGATCACTTTGGCCAGCGCGCCGAGGACGGCGACAATGCCGCCGGTCCAGGCAATAATGTCGAAGGCGGGATTCATGGTCTCCTCCTTCTTTCGTCGGCCCGGTCATGCAGCACACGAATCAGGAGACCGGTATAAAAGGCTGTGATGCAGATAATACTCAAGACGGTTCCTGAATAGAGCATGTCGCTGATGGCATAGGAGACGCCGACCACGACAAAGGAAGCCATGATCGCAAGCAGCACCAACAGACGCAGGAAATGATGCAGTGATCCGGCGAGAATAATTTGCGCGGCGCCGAGAAAAAAGAGAAAGGCACCCCATCGGTTCTCGTTCAAACCCAACTCCAGCAGCTTCCCGGAGACATCGAAGGGCCAAAAACGTTCTGGCACGGCGACGAGCAGTATACCGCGAAAGAGAAGCAAGAAGAGACCCGATAAGATCTCCGTGAATGCCGTCGAATCATAGCGAGCAATGATCCAAAGATGAAAGAGCCGCCGCTGGAACCAACGTACGATATCGCTCATGTGAGCCCCAGGATGCGGACTCTGCCCGCTGTCAGATTGCTAGTGCCGCTGATTTTGAATCCGTCGATGGCCCCTGCGTTGTCGAGTTTTCCAACCCCGCCATTGCGGAAACTCTGTCCGGTCGGCCCGATCTCGTAGCTATTCACAAAGGCCCGCTTGTAGAGCGCCACTGATGCTGGATGCGGCACGTCAATGATGGCCCCGAAACTTTCAGCGGCGGCATTGCCGACATCCCAATTGCCATCATTGCCAGTGAGCAGAATCGCCACCGCGCCGCTCGCGCTGTCGGTATTGAATGTGCTGCTGCTGGAGATGGAATCGTATGCCCAAGCATAACCAGCGACGATTTCGACACCACCAATGTAAAATGTGAGCCGGGGGTCAGTCCCGTCCGTCGTTACGGTCACATCAGCGATGATAAGCCTAACCCGCTTGTAAGTGGATAGATCCAGAACGGCAAAGGTAAATGCTCCCGCCGTTGGCGCATCCAAACTGGCAATCTCAATCCAGGCCATCAGACGAGCCCCAAAAGAATGGCCTTGCCGGTGAGCAGTGCGCTTCCACCGCTCACCTTGAGTCCGTCAATGGCACCAGTATTCTCCATAATGCCAGAGCCACCTTGTGAATTGATATTGCCATCCGTACCCACGAGAACGCTTTCATAGGTGGCTTTTTTGTAATGAGTTGTACTCAATGGTTCATCAATAGTAACGACGGAGCTGAAACTCTCGCCTGCTGCATTCCCAACAAGCCAGATGCCGGAATTGGAGCCGAGATCAATCTGGGATGCAGAGGGATCGGCATCATTATTGCTTGAATTCGCATAGGCCATGATAACATCCCAACGATATGGAGTCGTTATCAATGTGCCGCCGACATAAAACTGAATGAAGACTACCGTTCCATCAGTCGTGACCGTGATGCCACTGAGAATCAATTCGAGGACGCGATAGCCCGTAAGGGTAGGAGTCGGAAAATCAAAAACTCCGCTGACCGGTGCATCAACTCTGGCAATCTCAGTCCAGACCGACATGGCTATTCGACTCCCAGCAAGATGAGATTACCCGCCACCAGATCAGATGATCCATAAATCACGACGCCGGTGATCTTTCCCGAAGCATTCAGTTTGCCTGCGCCATATGTCACGCGCCCCAGACTTCCATCAGGCTTGACGAAAGCACCAGTGACATAGGCCAGTTTGGGAAGAGTAAGTGCGGGGCCGTGGATAGTAACTACGCCGTCGTAACTCTCAGTCGAAGCATTGCCTACCTTAGCCGCTGCCGCTGACGGTGTCAGGCTGATGGCGCTCTCGGGAGAGGCGACCGGAGAACCAGCACCGTAGGTCGTCCAGAGATAATCGGACCCAGTGTATTCTGTTCCATCAATGATGTAACGCAGGAAAAGCTGGGAATCATCATCGGTGACGCGAACGCCAGTAATAAAAAGGCGCACGACGGTGATGTTGGATAGATTCAAACCTGAGATGGTCAGTTTGCCGCCGACAGTACTTTCCTGCCGTGCCACTTCGCCCCACGGTTCCGTCAAGTCGATAATCGGTGTGTCCAGCGACAAGGCAAAAAGTACTGCACCCGAAGCGAGTGATGCTAACTCAACAGTTTGTGCGATACTCACTGTCGGCGATGACAGAGTTGAAGCTGAAACAATCGTAGACAACGCAATATCTTGCGGGGCGATGACAACCGGCTGTAATAAAACAGCTTCCGAAGCAACGAATGGCAACGAAACAATGCCGGTAAGAGTCGGAGCAAAGAGAATGGCACCCGATGCAATCGCAGGTATGCGAACAATGGGAAGACCCGGCAAGGCCAACCATGCTGGATAACCGGTTGTTTGATCATAACCAAGAAAATATTGCACGCTCCCCCAATCCGCTGGCCGCAACAGAACGTACCAAATTCCGTTCTCGCCCTCGAACCAGATGGTGCCAGGACCGCCACCCCATCCTCGGTTGCGAGGGGTACTAAGAATCGGAGTAAAGAGTTCACTCATGGCGGATCATTACTCGCGTATTGGTCACGTACATCCTGTAGAGCATCGGGGAATCCTACCTGAACCCATAGACCATTTTCGTATTTCCAGCCGCCCATCGCAATAGTCTCGCTGCGGGCGGCAAATTTCCCGCCATAGTAACGCAGCTCAGTCGGCGTGATGTAGCGCGGACTTGGGCCGGACGGACCTTCGAATTCCTTGTAGTGGATACCGAAGATCATAAGATGACCCCACGCATCCACCGCTGAGAGCCGAGTCGAGATATAAGAATCGATGGGACCGCGAGCGAGGCTGTACTCGCCCCACATGCAGTCCAGCCCGGCCATCTTTCGAACGTAGCGGTCATCGGTGGGATCGACCCGCAGAATGGTCAGCCAGTTCGAAAACAGCGTCTTGGAATAAACGACGCACCGCTCCACGGTGCCATAAGGAATGCCGCCACCTCGCCGCGTCGGCTGGAAGGGCTCATCGAAAACCATGTGCCCCCAAGCGCGGCGTTTGGTATATGGTGCCGTGCCTGCAATAGCAGCCTCCAAGGCAGTTCGGATGCGGGTGTCGTTATACAGCGCATCCATCTGCGCCTTCCACAACTCAAACGAAAATTGTCCGCCCGCGACTTGTTCAGATTCCGGCCCCATAGTGAACAGGAGATAGGCATCGCCTTCTTCGGCTTCACGCAGCAAATTGATAATTGCTCGGGGCGTAGCGCGTTTGACGGTCATGTTCCAGAAGCCGAGTCCGCCAGCAGGCAATCCCCATGCACCAAAAGGACGCGCCCCGCCGGTCGGCGGCGCGGGCCAGCCGCCCGGTGGCGGTTCCGGTGGTGGACTGCCGTCATCGGTGCCAGGGCCTCCGGTGCCGATGCCGCTGCCGACACAAAACGTCAGATTGTCGAAAACAACTGTTGCTCCTGCGGCACTGACAATAGCTTCAAGTGTTAGTTGTGCGAAATTGAAACTGTGATCATAGGACTCCCAGCCATTGGTGCTGATACGGACGAGAAGATTGCCATTGCCCGTTGCAGCGACAGAGCCCGGCGTTACCATCTCCTCTTCAACATCATTGCCACTCAGACTCGGAGTGGCTCGAATATCTCCATCCTCATTGGTGAGTCGGATGGCGCAGGAGACGAACCAGCTCGTCGGCTCCTCGACTCGTCCCCACGCTCGCACTCGCCAAGTCGATCCCACCGGACGGTTGAACGTCTTGAAAAAGGCGGGCTTGACGCCGCCCGAAGTCAATTCGATGGACGGTGTGACACCATTCACCGCGAAGGGTCGATTGAAGTTGACATTACCTTCGGCATCCCAGCCTGCTGCTTGAGCGGCTGCTAGATTGGGAAAATCGAATGTTTCCGTCGATGAGCCGCCACCTGCACCGCCGGTTTCGGCTTCCTGTACACCGAAGCGAACGGTGATCTGGGCACTGGCGTTTGATGTCCCTTCAGCGCGCAGTGTCTGCGCGCTCGTGATAGTGGCCAGTGTTGTTTCACCGCCGACAACTTCAAGAAAGGCTTTGACCGCGAGTGAAGAGGGATTGACCAAGAGATAGAAAGTGTGCAATTCACTGGCAACGACACCATCGGCCGCCGTGAAGGTATGCGCGCGCTGGATTATGCCGCTGTCGCCCGCTTCAAGCGTCAGCGTGACCTGATTGCCGGTAACAGACCAGATCGCCATTAGACTACCGGCCACTCAGCGTCGAGTGCAGCTACGCTGGCATAGGTAAAATCGTCAAGTGTCGTCGGCGTATCGCAGGAACCAGGATCGTCTTCCGGTGGCTCTTCCGTTTCCGGCGGCTCAACTGGAGGAGCTATGGTCGCAGACTTTCTGAACCACACCGACAACCGAAGAATGATGATTTCCTCCAGTACTGCTCCAGTAACGCCGACAAGATCTGCTCGAATATGCAGCGGACTGCCAAGAAATTCTTCGCGCATGGTCGCCCAGTCTCCTCGCACGCACACCGGCATGACACCGAGAATTGTCGCCTCCGCATCAAGTGCGATCAGACTAGCTTCGTCCAATGGAATGCGCGGAGTATCATCTGCTCCCAGACTTGCCCAGACACCGACTTCGCCCGGTACTTGTCCGCGAATCACGAGATAGGAACCGTGCGGCAGGTCGGCCTTGACCAAAGAAGCCGCTATATAACAAGTTGTTGCCCAGGTGATCGGAGTTTTAACTTCAGTCGCTTTCCACGGCGTCAGCGGCAGCAGCTCGCCAAAGGCGGGTGATTGGATTTCGTCAACACCGATAGGTGTCGGACCTGCCGCGTGCAAGACAACTTCCAGCTCTCGGTCAAAGATCGGTTCGGGTTCCGGCGGCGGTTCTTCCGGTATCCCTGCCGGAACGAAATCGTAGCCGTCCTCGAACAGCGCCGTGCTGCCGTCGCAGGCAAAATAGGTGACGCGCCACTCGATGCGGCTGATCTCGGTCGCTGAAAGAGCGACACTATAGCAATAGGGAGCAGTAATAACTTCCCATACGCTGAAATCTCCATTGCCGCTGCGACCACGGAATTCAACCAGTTGCACTCGGCTCTGTGGATCGGTGATCTCCAATGTGATGATGCCGGTCAGATCATCGACCGTATAAGTGTAAGTCGGCAGGACACAGGTCGGATCGACCGGTGGTTCATCTACATCGGAACAGGTGATCCAACCAGTGAATGGTCCCGGCGTGGTATACGAACTGATCTGGCGAGCGGCATAGAATTTTCCGACCGTCCCATCGTAGAACATAGGATCGGTGCCAGCCGCGATGGTTGCAACCAGAATGTTATTGGTGCCTATCTCATCATCGGCTTCCCAGACTTCCACCGCATAGATGAAATCAGTCGGAAACAGCTCGATGCGAGCCACACCAACGCCGCCCGTGCCGCAGCCGATGCCCATGGCCGGAGCAGCTTGCTTGGGAATAGTGCTTTCGGTCCCGTCGTTGATGGAGCGAAGCAGCAATTCCTCGCCCCAGATGTCTTTGACGCCTTCAATGGTCAGCTTGGGCGCGGTACGCGTGCCGTAGCTGACCTTGGTGATGCGAACTGCAATGGGCTCGGTGATCCCCCACTCCGGCTCCAGCACCTTGACCACATCCCACGGCGTCAGACCGGACTGGTCCCGCTTGCCATCCCAACTGAAAGTGTCGATTGATCGGGAGAGCGTGGACCGCAGCCGGTCGGCTTTCCACTGCGCATTGATGGGATCGGTGAAGAAGGTATAATCGTAGCTTTCGGCCTGTTGGCGGCCGACGCTGCGCTGGTTGGCGAGATTCTGCGAGGTAGCGACTTCATCTACAAACGCAACGAAAGTCGGATTGGCAACATACTGAATCCGAAGCTCCATCCCTTCAGCTATGAGTACTGTATCAAAAAACAGCCATGTTCCCCGCTCTAAATTGACAATAAAATCAACCCCGAGCGTCAATTCTACATCATCAGCGAAGGCACGGACTGTTCCTTCTTCAAGATTCTCTCCTGCACCGCGATATAAATAAGCGCGGCTACTTTCTGCTACAGCGGCTTCTGCATATGCGCGGGCATTGAAATTCCAATCCAAATTCCTAGTTACAATTTCGGAAGCGATAGATCCAGCTACTCCGCCGCGAAAGCGACGATAACGAACTTGGATATCATTCAGTGACCTTGGTGAGAGCGGCTTACCACGACGGAAGTTATCGGTATTGGATTTGTTGATAGTCAATAAATCATCAACGTCATAATCATCTCGGGCGAGTTTGAGCTGTAACAAGCCAGTGGTCGGATCTTCGACAATACCGGCATCGATGTGCGAGAGAATATCCTCGACCGTATCGTCCAGCGAGCGAGGGTTATCCAGTGGAATAGAAATGCCTTGATTATGATCTTTGAGATATTGTGCCTTGGTGATCCATTGCGGAATGTCGAAACGCGCCGTCGGCTTGCGTCCGCCCCACTTGCGATCCGTGTAGATCTCATAGAGGACTTCGGCCGGATTGCTATTGAGACCAATTTTCCCACCGTCACCCAGCAGCGCATCGGGATAGGCGCCCAGCACGAAGGAGATTGGCTTCGGAGCTGGCGAATTGGAACTGACATAGAAACGGTCGCCCTGTTGATTGCCGCCAGTGGCCGACAATCCTTCTGCCCGAGTGGATTCCGCACCCAACCGAGCATAGGCTCCCCATGGATAAGCACTAGCGAAGTCGCCAAGGACTTCTGCAATCAAAGGATCAACAGGTTGGTTGGTATAGCCTGGATAGAACATCAACAGCCCTTGGAGCCCGCCTTCCTCAGTCCCTCCACCATAGATCTGCCGGGCATTGATGCTGAATTCCACACCAGCGCTCGGATTTGCATCAAAATCAAATGGCAACGCAGGAAGAATGATGTTGGGATCGCCACCCTGGAGTGATTGCTTCCGGCCAGGTCGCTGGGTGCGAATGGACCGCTCATCAGAGACGATATCATACAGGACGCTGATCGGTCCCCAGCCGAGCATGAGCTGGAGTTTGACATAATACCGGGTGATAGCGATATCATCTTGCTCATCCTGCTCAATCTCCGGCTCATGCACCAACACGACCGTCGGCTGCACTTCGAAAACACCGAAGCCTTTGCCGAGCGGAATGCCGGAGGACGCGGTCGGCGCTTCAAATGGCTGTGGCCGTCCCCGTTTCTGCTTGGGCTCTAACAATCGGCTCAATAGGTTGAGACCGACCTGAACGGCAAGATTAATGAGTAGATTGATGAAAAATCCCACTTATGGCCTCAGTCCTTGGCCATAGTAGGGATTGGAAACCGGCAGGTTGGGAAAGGCGAAATACCGCTCGATATTAAAGAACTTATTGCGACAAGTTTCTTTCTGGCGGTCGTCGCCCGCCAGCAACTTGACGACATCGCCGACGACAAGATCGGGAATCATTTCATCCAGCAGCATGACATCGCCTTCCTGCTGCTTGATCATGGTATGCTTGAAGCCGAGTGAAAAATCCCCTAATGTGAAAAAGTTCGGGTCTATATTGAAGGCACTGGCTCCAGTTACCGTGACTTCGAGTCCATCAATGAGCGCCACGACACCTTCAAATGTGAAGGCAGTCGGATCGACTCCGCAGGTCAACGGATCATAAGTATTGAACATGCACTGCTCGCGCTGCACCAATCCGCTAGGAATGATGACTTCACCTTGGCCGATGATGGACGCACACGTGAGCACTGTCTGTTTGGGATGATGCTCGGCGCTAACGATATCGAAGAGAATGGCCCGCACGTTGGTGGGGTCTGGCTCGTCCACCGGAGGGCGATGATACTGATAGACTGCCACCATCGCCTGCGATGGAGGAATAGACGACTTGAACTCGATGGCTATGGCATCATCGCCGGGCAGCGAAATCTGAACCGTTCCTGGCGCATCCTCCACGCCCTGCGACGGCTCGGAATGCTCGATTTCAGCCGGTGCATAGCTTTCTTCACGAAATACAACAGTACGCCGAAAGGAAGTCCGTCGAATCGAGCTGACCGGCAGGGCGACCGGCGTGACCTGTTTCCACAGTTGAATCTGATCCCAATGCACATCAGCGACCGTAGACCAACCGCCAATGCGTTCCAGCCGAACCGTGATCTGCCCAGAGGGAGAGCTGATAACTGCTCCGGTGACATTCTGAGTCCACTCGTTGCTATCCCCGGTATAACTTCGCTTGGCGTTTGCTGTGTCGCCTATCAGACGAATGAGAGTATCTACGTCGTACCAGGGTCGAACCGTCATCCGCATGCGCGCCTTGAGCCGATAATAGGTGCTTGGCTCCACGCCATCGGATAGACCTAAGATGCGCGTAGCGTAGAGCTGGCCCACCGAACTGCCGAAGGTGAGGGCTTTCAGACTGGCCGCGCCCTCAAATTTCACCGCCGTATCCATGCTGTTCCAATTCGCTGCGGTGTGGGTATCGGCCAACGTCCAACCCGCCGCCTGAAGCGCAATTAGGTCGGCATAATCCATACCATCCTCGAAGATCATTTCTTCGTCGGTCACTGGCGTGCTCTCTTGTCCGCCTTCGAGCATGAACTTGTACAGCGTGACCGGCTTGCGACCGAAGAGGGACGATTCGCTGGCAGGCATGGTCATAGCGCAGATCCCGTAAGCGGCACGCTGCGCAGTTCGACCATGGTGAGATCCACCGAGGCGATGTCGTGGGTCCACCAGTCCATCTTCACCAGATCATCGCTCAATCGGCCATAGAGCAGATAGCAGATACCGTTGGCGCGGCGCTGGATGAATTCCACGCCGAGTGCTTCGTTGATGGTGATGGTTTCCGTGCCATCGCCATTGCTGATCGCCGCCGTAATTTCCCGTTTCAGAATGGTGCCGTTCGTGAAGATGAAGGCCAGATTCCGCCGATTGGGATCAGGGAACTCCAGATCGGTATAGCCGCGATCAAGGATGTTGTAGGTGGTATCAATGGCAGCGATAGTCCCCAAAGGCACAAAATCACGTTGGTAAGTTGGGAGCCAGAAGGGTTCGCAGGCACCGAGAATGGTGTCATACCAGTCCCAGAAATCATCGATCTCCTCCACCGTGATCAGATCCAAATGGATGGGATGAGTACCAACCGGTCCCAAGGTATGCGCGCGAACGGAGAACTTGCCCGCCGCCGTCGAGAGTTGCGTCAGTTTGCGGTTGATACCATGGGAGATATCGCCCGCGACCTGGACCGCGTCCAGCGGCACGAGTAAAGTGGCCATCAGTCGTCCGTGATGTCCAGATCGAAAGTGACGCGGGCGCTGCCGAGATGCACATCCTGCGTGATGTACTCGCTTTCAGGAGCGAGGAAAGCTCGAAAGCAGGGAATCACTTTGTCTCGCCGTCCAACGCCTTGCCACGCCAGTGTCGTAGCGGCCACCCCAATTGAACTCGCAGCCACGGAGACGACTTCGACGACTTCAAAACGCGAAGGATCTCGGTACAGGAGTACACCCTGACCGACGACCAGTTGCATGCGTGCGGTTGATGCCACACTAAGAGAGGTTGCTCCGGCAATTGCATTGGCCACGAGAAAGCGCTCCCTTGGCCAGTAGGGCACCCACCACTGGAGGTGTTGTCCGCCCCAGAGCCGGGCTTGGAGTCTCTGAAGTTCATCATGTTCGATCTCCAGACATTTGATCAAATAACTGAATCGGCGATTGGGCACCTCGCTCAGATTGCTGCGCTGTTCGGTATCGTCCCACATCGCTTGAATAGTGGTCTCGTGCTCTCGCTCTTCGGTGAAGCGTTCGCTCCAGTCGATCTCGAAGTGGAAGGGAACCGGCTCGATTAACGCCATCAGGGCACCCGTTTGAGTTGGCGGCTGAGATTGCCCACGAAGCGCGGCGCACTGCCGACGTGGCCCAAGGTGATCGACCGGCCCTTCGGCCCTTCAAAGAAGGTGAGCAAACCATCGCGATCCACGCCGATGATATGGGTGATTTCCTGCCGCATGACCGGACGGGCTCCAGCGCCCGCGGCACGACCGACCGGGCCACCTGCCGCGAAAGATGTACGGGGCCGAATTGGGCGAGGAACAAAGTGGCTGTGCAGCAGCGAATACAACTCACGCGCCCAGGTGATCGGCACTCGCATCTCATTGAAGAGATCCAGCACCTCTGCGCCGTACTTTCGGGTAGCTTCCCGGCGCAAGAAATATTCTTCCGGCATGGCCGAGATCGTGATGGAATCTTTGCCGGGAATGCCGCCGTGCAGCACGCCGTGTGGTGGTCGAGCCGGACCACCAGCAGCACGCCTCTGCGCTAATCCTCCAGTGGCTTTCCCGCCGCTTTGTGTTGTATTTCCAGTGGCCTGACCTGTGGCAGCCTTAGCAGCGGTACCGAAGATCAGACGAATGATGCTGGAGGCGATCAGTTGCGCCACCAGTCGGCGCATGTCATCAATGATGCTCTTGACCATCTGCTTGAAGAGACCGGCAGCGGTACGGCTGCCGTCGCCGATCTCCTGGAAGAATTCTGTCAAGCCACCTTCAAGTGCTTCCCGGAGTCCTTCCCGGAGACGGCGGGCTTCCAGATCTACCGATTTGATGCCTGCGATGACTGTATGAATTCGAGCAATGATCGTGTCGATCATCGCAATCATATTAGTATCGGCGGGATCGGTGAGATCCCGCATGGCTCGCAGGCGCAATTCCAGATCGGCGAAACTGGCCGCAGCCCGTTCATTGGCAGCAGCGATGGCATCGGCCCGTGCTTGCTGCTCATCGATATTGAGCTTCTTGCCCCGAGCGGCAAAGCGGGCGCGAATTGCTTCCACTTCGCGATTGCGTTGCTCTTCGGCTCGGGTTACTTCATCTTCGATGGCCTTCAATTCGCCTTCGAATGCTTCGCGATCCAGGCCGATCTTGAGCTTCAGAATCTCTTCGGGAAGTTGGTCGCCGATCTGTTCCAGCAGGATGCGAAGTTGGGGACCAGTCGCTTCGAAGAGTTGTTTTCTCAGCTCGGCAGGAATAGCCTGACCGAATCTGGTGATGGCATCCCGGATTTGCTCTTCATGTTTGAGCCGGATTTCCCGCTGTGCCGCTTCGACATGTCGGCCGATAGCGCGGAGATAGGCAATCTCAATTTCCTCACGGGCCTTGGCAGTATCCCTTTCACTGTCCAGAGTTTCGCGATTGACGTTGATTCGATTCTCTTTGACCTTCGCATCCAGCGATAGTTCCTGAGTAGCCAATGCCGCCAGTTCATCTAACGCTTTTTGAACCGCAGCAGGGCTAGTCTTGGATTTATCTTTCCTCGCCTTATCAAGATCCTGATTGGCCTTCTCTCGAAGTGCGTTGATCAGTGCTCGTTCGGCTTCAATAGCTCCTAGTTCCCGAGCAGCAATGAATTGAATCAGATCGATATGAGTGATGGCCCCTTGCTCGAATTGCAGTCGAGCCTGCGCCACATCGCGCTCAATCTCCGCTTTGATCCGTTCCAGATTGGCCCGCGCCTGGCGCACGAATTGCGGCTCACCGCCAACACCTTCGCCTGGCGGTGGTGGAGTTCGAATTTTCGCTGGCTCCTTACCGACTCGTTTGAAGGCTCGAACAAAGGCATCCGTGCGCCCCGTCGCCGCATCCAATTCGGCGCCGGTGACCTGTAGCTCTTCTTGAATAGCTTGCAGTCGAGCTTTAAGACTAGCTGTCTGAGTATCAGTGATGACAAATCCACCGGCGGTCGGCTTGGCAAATTGAATTAGCGCCTTTTGAATATTTTGCTGTTCCTCTTTTAGCGCCTCCTGCCGTTCCCGAATATCGATTTCCTGAATTGCCGCCACCTGCTGTTGCGTATTCAGCAGATCCAGCAAAGCCTCGCGACGTTCTTTAAGCGATCCCGTGCCCTCACCGATGATGGCGGCATACGATTTATCCAATTCGATCAATTGGTTCTGCACCGACTCCAATTGCCGATCCAGCACAATCGATTCTTCTTTGGTGGTGTTCTGATCTTCCAGCGCCCGAGTCAGGTTAACAAATTCCTCAATCAATGGAACCGCACGCTGGCGTTGGTCGTCCAATTCTGAACCGAGTCGCGCAGCTTCCAATCGAGCGGCTTGTTGATCACCTTTCAGCAGTTTGTATGCCGCTGCAAGGGTCAGAACAGTAGCAACAATAGTTCCAACGCCAGGAACAAGTCCTACTGCTGCCCGGCCTCCAAGAGCTACACCGACTCGGCCAGCGATGCCGGTGACGCCTTTCAGAGCCGCTAGCGTTGCGGCTATTTTTCCAATAGCTACAAAAAGGGCTCGACCGGCCAAAAGACCGATGATGAGTTTGACGTTATCTGCGACAGCTTGGAAGGCCGCAGAAAGCACCCGAGCGGCACCAGTGACGGTATTGACTTCACGACCCAAACTCACGATTTCGACTATGCCTTGACCAATGGCAGCGATCATTTTACCAAACTCTGCTACCATGGTGGCGACAGCCGCAGCCGTCTCACGGACCTCTTGTCGATTCTCACGGAACCACCGAGACAACTCTTCCGCCCGATCTACCGCCGTACGAATCGCGCTGGAAAAGACTTCACCGAGCTGCCCGAACAGCGTCCGAAGTCCTTCGATTAAGCCTCGGAAGTTCTCCCGAATCTGTGCCGTCTCGAAATCAAAGATGCGAGCAATAGCTGCTTGACCTGCATCCCGGATGCTCTCAAACAATGGTTCCGTAGCCAAACCAGCGAAGACAGAGAAGGCATCGGCAATCGTAGTTTTCAAGGTTGCCCAGGTTTTCAGCGATTCGATGCCGGCAATGTTGAACGCCTTGAATTTCTGATTCAGCAATTCGAACAGCCGGTTCTCGGCCTTGGCCTGATTGACCATTGCGTTGGTCAAGTTGAGTGACTTGGCGATGCGGCTATTGCGGTCGATGGTGCCTTGCAGGATGGAACGAGTTTCCTGCTGGAGCTGATTCATCGGCAGATGAATGGCCGATGCTGCCTGAGCAACCAGTACCGAATACTTGCGAATCTGATCCAGCGTCAGACCGACATTGAGTCCGGCGCCGACTGCTTCCTGGAAAGCCGTGACCAATTCTTCCGTCGTCGCTGCCGTTTGGATGCCAGCGATGCGGAGCTTGTCAAGCTGATCCTTCGCCAATCCCTGCGCTGCTGCTAATGCCTCAGTACCAGTCAGCAGTCGGCCATTGGTATCCACTAGATCGGACTGCGCCGTGATTAGCGCAGCGATGCCGAGCTTGCTGGATTCGATGAGTTGGTTGAAACGGAAACCTGCGCGAATAAATCCGAAAATGGCTCGAAAACCAGCATAAGCCGAGACGAGTTGAAGCACCGTCGAACGAAGGCGGCTAAGTCCAGCGGTGAGCCCAGGAATGGCCCGCCCCTGCCGAAGCAGCGCTGCATTGGCTCGATTGAAAGCCCGTTCCTGCTGCCGTGCCGTTTGATCCGCAGTTCGGGCTTCGGCGCGAAGTTGATTGATTCGGGCTCGCGAAGCGCCAACGGCGGTGTTGCGCGAAGCGATTTCCGCCCGAGCCTTGATGCGAGCCGCTTCGATTGCCGCCCGACCCCCCTGCCGTGCCGCTGCAATTTCCGCTCGACCTTGTGCGATAACTTCTCGGGTACTCTGTCCGGCCTGTCTCGCCTCCTGAATGCGCGCTCGCACCCGATCCTGCGCCGCAGCAACCGCTTGGCGAGCGGTCTCCCGAGCCGCAGCAATTTCCTGTCGGCCAGATTGGATGGAATCACGAAGGACTTGACGATTCGTTCGAATGCGTTCCCGAGCAACGATCTGAGCACTCGTGAGAATTTCCCGCTGTAATTGGATCTGCTCTCGACGGCGTCCAGTCTCAAGCTGCGACTGCTCCCGCAGGATCTGCAATTCCTGGCGTCGAGCACGAAGATCGGCGGTTGCCGCCTGTCGCGGCGCCCCAGGAGCTGCCACATCACGAATCGCTTGCGCCTCCCGTACCGTGCGGCGGGCATCGGCGATGCGCTCTCGCGCAATGGCTTTTTCTCGATTACTGGTGATGATGAGATCGCGCAACCGCTGCCGCTCAAAGACGACCCGCGCTTTCGCCGCATCGTTAGCGGCTTGAAGCACTTGACGCTCAGCCGTAATTCGCTGCTGAATGCCACTCCGAACGGACTGAATGATCTGTCGCTGATTTTCTACTTCCTGCCGGACGGCATCTCGGGCCTGCTGCACGCGCTCCCGCGCCTGCTGCTGTCCTTGCTGGAAAGCGGTACGTTCCGTCGCAGCACGACGCTGAGCTGTTTCAACAGTAGCCCTAGCCGTCTCTCTGGCCAGCCGTATTTCTTCGGCGGCGATGCGGCGCTGCTCGGCTAATTGCCGCTGGCGATCACGCACCAATGCTTGCGCGATCTCTAATTGATCTCTAAGAGCTTGGGAGACGTTCTTGGATGCCTGGATGGTCTCGCGACTGACCGACGCTTCTCGATTGGCCTGCTTAAGTCCGAGCAGCGCACGGACCAGATCGGAAATGAGCCGACGGGCGCCACGGTCAACGGCGGTGACATTCAGGCTGACATCGGCCATGGCGGCTCCTACTCAGGGGATGTGCCTTCACCTCCGAACATCGCAGCCATCGTCCCACTCTGCCGGTGCTGCTCCTCGATCAATCGTTCATAAAACAACAGTCCTTCCCGAATCCTCATCGGGAGGATTTCTTGCGGCTCCTTACGTTTGTAGAAGGCGATTTCACGGATAACCGACCCGTAGGGGCCGAGTGAAAGAGCGCCCCGGCTGCTTCGGGACTCAGCACGGGTTTGCGCTCGGAGTTCGGCGGCGGTGCGGGGTCGCTGTCGGCGTCGAGGATCGAGGAGATGTTTGAAATCTGCTTCGAGTTGACGCCGCTCTCGAAAAAAGCGATCAGCGCGCCGACCAGAGCGGGTCGGAGCTGGTCCTTGGAGTCCTTGTCCCGTGTCTTCTGGAAGAGAAGCGCGTTGCGGTCGGCCTGCTCTGGTGACCATTCGGTATGCTCCTCGGTCACCAGTGCTGCCATCAATTTGAAGAGTGCGCCGCGCTTGTATGCCTGAATCAGCAGATGCTTGATCGCCGGTTCCAGATCCTTCTCGTCCGGTGTAAGCTGGAGGGAGGCTTGATCCAGTCCTGCCTCAACCGCCTGCTCCATGATATACATCTCCTGCTCGAACGACGGAGCGTCCTGGACGAATTTCCGCCCCTCAATCGTGAGCGTCACACCCTTCACTTGTGTCACACACCGTCTCCTGCGAGGGGAGCCCCGAAGGGCTCCCGGTAAATGTTCCTACATCACTAATCCGGCAGATACTGAATCGAGTACAGCGGGTTGTCCTCGGTTCCGCCATGGTTGCCAGCAGCATCGTCCTGCACGGTAAGGTTGAGCGCGAAGGTGGCGAATTCGTCCGAAATGAGTCCCAGCGCGCCATCCGGCGTGATCGAAACACTGTGCGCCCGGAGAATACCATTCGGGCCGGAAGCGTTGTCAGCGATATACAGGAAGCCGCCCTCAACCGTCGCCTGGGTGCCGCCGCGCACAATCGGCGCATCGGTGCCAGTGATGGCGGTCGGCGTGAAGCTAACCATGAGATCGTCGCCAGCAGCGACAGCCTGCGTCGAAGTCGAAAGGATCTTCACCACGCCCATATTGGCATTGAAGACTGCAAAATCTGTCGCACCGAGTGAAGTGATCCCGAGCTTCATGGTGACGGTGTTGATCAACAGGTTGCCGACATAGAAATAGCGGTCGCCCAACAGATCGCCGAGCGTACCAGCACCCAGCGTGTCCACATCGGTCACCAGTATCCGATCAACGACCGCCGTTGCCGCCTGCGTGGTGAACGCCACGTCGCCCATGGTCATGAGCGCCATGTTGTTGGCATCGAATTCATTGCCTACCACACGGAGCACCACTTCCCGGCCCCGGTTCACCTTCTTGTAGACCGGTCGATTGGAAGTCATGGAAGACCGTTTGATCAGCGGATCGTCGGTCGTGGTGTCTTCCAGCGCTTCGCAGTTACCCAGATGGCGGAAGTTACGAGCCACCCCATCGTCATCGAAAGGAGCGAAGAAGCACTGACCGGCACCCAAGAGAAGCAGATCAGCATTGGGAGTAGCGAGCATGGTCTTGATTCCTTCTCAGTAGTGTGCCCTGGTCAGGGCGCTTTGTTCAACAAAATGCCTTCGAAAAAGACAATGCCCATCAGACTCGATTCCGGTACGGCACCCGCGACCCGCTGAAATGACAGCTTCGTAAGTCTGGCCAACAAGACATCGTTGAGTTGCCGAAAATCTTTGCTGAGTTGCGGTCGATTGAATCTCGCCAAACTTTGTCCGGCTGCCCGCAACACATAATTCCCATCGCGGCGCGCCCGTGCGCGTGGAGTACCCTCTTTGGCGTAGTACGCAATCGCGCCCGTGAGGCCGTACTCGTGGCCCGGTTTGTCCGGTTGCGAGATATCCGTCCCTTCGGGATTGACATCGCAGATCACCGCCAGCGCTGGTCGCTTGGCTGGGTTGAAGCCCGCGACATCGTCCAACTCGAAGTCAATATCGTTGTAGATCGTGACCAACTCGGGCTCTTCATCTTCTTCCTCTCCGCCAATCAAATCTCTCGATACATTCGGCAGCAGGGCATTAACGCCATAGACTGCATGGCCGAGCCAGGCTGTGACCATCCGCGTCACTTCGACGTGCATTAGGTCCGGCCTTCGACCACATAGCTCTTCACCGCCCGACGCACTTCATCAATGAAGGTCTTCGGCAGCGGATCGGGAATCATCTGTCGCACCGGCACATTCGACTCTGGAATACCGAGTTGATGGCCAATGAATCGAGCCCTAGTATCCGCCCCTTCGGCAATGGTGAGACTGTACCGATTGGGTTCCAGCACTACTTCCTGATCCGGGTGGCCTTTCTTGGTCAGCGCCTCGAACAGTCCGTCCGATTGCCGGAGAATCGGCTTGTCCGGCAAGACGCGCCGCAAGAGATACGTAGGTTGGAGCGCGGGCCATTGTCCTCGGCCGCTGGCGCGTCCTTGCGTCTGAAACTGTTGCCGAATCAGCCGCCGGGCCAGCACATCCACCCGGCCACCAAGCACCGGCCGGAAATTGGTGAAGCGTCCGGCCAATCTCTGAAACTTCACCAATGCTGGCGTGATGTTCAGATCCGTTCGTAGCTCAATCATCGAATCGCTCGCATGTCGCCGTAGCGGCTCTCGATTTCCTCGTCTTTCTCAACCAATGCAATACCCGCCGCCGCCGCTGGATCGACCAGCAGAATACCGTCACGGTAGGTGACATTCTGTTTCGACTGCGACGAGCTGACCTGCTTGGTGTACCAGATGCCTTTGGGAAGCTGAAGCTGCCAATTGATCTGCATCGCCAGGTAGCGTTCCACCCGGCGCTTGTTCTGCCCGGTATACGACGTGCCGGAGATCCCGAGCAGATCTTCAGCCCATGCCTGCTGTTCTTCGAATACATCATCGGCCAGCTCCTGAGCGACTGGCGACAGCAATACATGTTCCGACACGTCGTAGGCCATGCTTTACGCTTCCTCTTCGGCTTTCTGCTCCAGCGCCTGCTCTTCGGTCAGGGTCAGCGTGCCTTCACCTTCATCTCCTACTTGTCCCTTCTTGGCTGCGGCTTTGGTGCCATATCCCCGTATTGCACCAGTATCGGCCAACGATTGCAATCGCGCCTTGTGCTGCTCGGCACGCTTCTTAGGATCGGTCTCGCTGATCTCCGCGAGTCCTTCCTTTTCGACCAGCGCCGCGAAGGCGCGCTGATCGGCTGCCTTGGTATGGTCGTACAGCTTGCCATTGTGATAGACCGCGCCGACAAGTCGGTTCGGTGCCTGTTGGGCAGCCGCATCCTCAGCCCGAGGCTTCTCCTGACGGGCTCCGCGAGTGGCTTTCTTCTTCGCCGCCATGATTCCATCTCCTCCTGCTGAGTGAACTAGACACCGACATTGGCCACGAACATCCGGTCCTCGAACGGCACCGGAAAGGCGTTGAGCTGACACTCCACCACGAACTGCCGTCCGCCGTTCTCCGCGAAGTGATAGACGGTATTGCCCCGCACATCGATCCCCGCATCCGGCACCTGCGCCGTGAGATCATATGCACGAGCCACCGGAGCGAATGCAGTGAATCCGACTGCGCCACCGTTGGCAGCCGGAATGAAGCCGACGCGTTCTGCCGGCCAACGTTGGACCGTGGTGGTATTGGTGAGCCCGCCATCGGCGAAGGTTTCCAGCGTGTCTTCAAAGATGACGATAGTGAATTCCCGGCGCAGCTCGGCACGAAGCCGGGCTTCGATCTCTTCATTGGTGAGCCGGAGAATCGGGAAAGTAGAGCTGACGGAAATCGCGGCGGTCGCATCCGCGATGACTTTGTCCCAAGTGGCCTGCCGCATGATGGCACCCTGCACTCGGCCGATCTGCTTATCTGCCACCGGCACCATCTTGATCAGTTCATTGAAAGCATTGGCTCCTACCGCGTCCCAAGCAGGCGAAGCGGTCGGATATCGCGCGCCAGCGAAGTTGAAGTTGAAGGTTTGTGCGACATGGCCGAGTTGCGGATTACGCCGAGTGATGACACCGCCAGACCAGCCATCGAAAGCGTCCTTCTCAATCCGGCGGAAATTGGCAGCGGCAATCCGATCCGTCCGCCGGGGAATGCGCGGGCCGATCTGATCCATCATCATGGCCTGATTGCCATTGAACCGGAGCAGAAGATCGTTGATCTCCTTCTCCATGATCTCGAAGTACGTCTCGATGGGGATGAATTCCAGCTTGTAGCGGCCGGGCGCGGCGAAGGGAATGGGACGACCCCGCGTGTTCCACTCACGCCGCTCGGAGACATACTCGACTTCGACCTGCTCTTCCATGATCTCGTCCAGCTCGGTCGAATCCACCGGCTGGCGCGGGAAAAATTGATCCCAGAGCAGGGTATTCTGCAACGTGGGGTCCACGAGCTGGGCGCGCACCGTGAGGGCCGGTGCCGAAAGTTCTCTGACCCGCTCGATCCAGGTGAGTAGTGCCATCGATCAGGTCTCCTCAAACGTCCACGAGAATGCACTTCGATCCAGCAGCATCGAAGCCAGCAAGCTCGTCGGCGGTATAGGCGCGGTCCAGAATGTCTTCGGCAACGTCGCGCACGACGGCGCACAGGAGAGTAACAGGAACATCGAATGCAGTGCTGAGTGCCGCGATGGTGGCCGTTTCATTGTCATCGGCCACTTTGAAGGATTCGACGGTGACACCATAGACGAAGTCGGGGGCAATCCCGATCATCAGGCCAGCGCGAGTCAGCGGAATGCCTGGCTTCAGGTTGCCGTCATCGTCGATTTCCTTGTCGGTGAATTGCGTCAGATCGACCGGAATTGCCACCGTGTACTGGACATTTCCCGGCAGGAAGAGATCCGACGTTCCGGCGAGATCTTTCGCCGTGGAGGTAACGGTCTTTTTGATTCCAGGCATAGCAGACGGCTCCGTTTATGTCACGGGTCCACTGACCATGCCGGACTAACGATTCTTGATGCGCTCCTTCAACGGAACTCTGGACGCCTGACCCTTCTGCTCGGCTTCGGCCTGTTTGCGGACGTTGTCGAAAAACGCCTTGTCGCCGGTCGCCGGCCCTTGACTGCGCCCACCAGTGACGCCACCACCAGCATCGCCGTCGCTGATGAGAATTTCCTGCACATCAGGACTATTCACCAATTCATCCGCGAGCAGGCTGAGATGCGTCTGTCCGTTGCCGGGCGAAAATGGGATTCGCTGTCCGGCCTGATGAACGATGAGTGAGCCTGCTTCGTCATATTCCGCACGCTTCGGCAACAGCTCGGGATCTCGGGCGATGCCACGGGCGTTAGCGCGAGGTACTTTGCGCTCTACCAGCAGCCCTTCCAATATGGCTTGATCCCGCTGATGCAGGATCGACTGCGATCTCGCCTTCTCCTTCTCCAGATCGGTCTTGAGCTTCCCGGTCTCCTCATTGAGCTTGGTCTGCCACTGCTCGTTGAGCTGCTTGATATCGGGATCTTGCTTTTCCCTGACCTTATCCTGGAGCGCTTTGAGATCGTCTTCCGCCTTTTTCCGAGCTTCCTTTTCGGTCGTGAGCTGCGGCTCGAATCGAGCCTGGGCTGAACCGAAACCGAAATTCACGAGTGCCTGGTACAACGGATTCCAGGCTTTCTTCAGTGCTTCGAAGACCGTATTACGTTGCTGCTCGTCTTCGAAATTCACATTCGGATTCAACTCGCGAGCCTGCGTGAAGAACTCACTCAGTTCGGGCATTACGCATCGACCTTTCTGGCGGCGATGATTTCCGACCTACGCACCCGGTCGGGCGAGGATCTACGAACCGAACATATCACAAATGTGCTCAACTCGTCAAGCGGCAGCCTTTTCGACCACCCCGACTAGGTCACCCCACCCCTGGTCGGGGTGCATCCAGTGGTCGAAGAAATCCTGCTCCCGAATCCAAAATCGGCCCCGTATCCCGTAGTTGTCCTGGCCCCAACTCTGCACCCCTTCGATAGCCGGTCCCAGCCGCCGGAAACTCCGGGTCCGTCCAATGAGAAAAACTTCATGGCCGTACTGCCATGGCCCTACGGCGGTCACCAGACCGTAGTCGTCGGTGCGAAAGGCCGATTCCGGCCACATGGCCCCGAACCAGAGCCCGCCGACTTCGGTCAACCAGCGCAATGTGGCTTCGGCGTCAGCGGGTCCGCTGTACCACCAAGACGATTCCACCAGACCAAGCCGTTCGCAAACCTGAAGCATGTAAGTGGCGGAGGTGCCGTCCTCGCCGGGCCAGGGATCAATCTTCTTGCATTCCTCATAGAGATCACCTAAGAGATGCGTGAGCCGACCATAGAGCGGCAAAGAAAGCTGCCAGTGGCAGCGAGTCGCATCCACGCACCAGGGCGTTTGGCCTTGATCAACCTGAAGATTGCGACGGAGATACCAGCGGCGCTGAAGAATGCGCAACAAGCTGCGCAGCCGACTAACGCCTTTCGGCCGCACCGGCACCTTCAGTTCCCGAAGGCCATCCGCCAATGAGCCGTGCTCGCGAATGGCTGCTTCCGCCGCCGGACGGGACCGGCGCAGGCCGAGATGGCCGGTCAACGCCGCCTGGGCGAGCTGCGGATCGGTCTTCCGCAGCCCGCGAAAGGGATGCCGGAGAATCACCGCGACTTGATCCAGCACCTCCTGGTTCATCGGATCGAACCGGTGCCGGTTACCGGAACGTGATGGCGTCCAAACTTAAAGATCAGTCCAGCGACCACCGTAGGAATTGCTGAGATCACCGCAGCGTCAGTCAACTGAACGCCGTCAATGGTAGCATTGAAGCCGAGTTGCCCGGAGAGCCAAGTGAGTGCAAGCCCCACCAGATAGAGAACCGTCCACTTGACCGGTTCAGAAACCTTGGCCCAAGCAGGACCGGCCAGCTCAAATCCCTTCAGAACCGCTGACTGAAGAAAAGCTATGATGGGAAGAAACCAGTAATCGATAATTGGGCCAAAAATGCCAGTAGCATCTTCTCCCGGCGCAACAATTACAGTGTCCTGCACCGTCCGAGCAAGCAGAGTTATCGAAAGCATGATATCCTCCATTCAAGGAATCTCAGGACCATCCAACTGGTCTTTCACCGGTTGCTTGGTCTGAGCCGGTTCAGGCGGCATGTTCTGTTTGCGATCTCCTGGAACCTGCGGCGCCTGTGTTTGCTGCACCTGAAGCTGCTTCTTCAACTCCGCTGACTCTTCCAACTCGGCCAGCACGGTTTCCTGCATCTGGCTATCCGGTACGAATCCCTCATCCGTTGCCGACGCCAGCACCACCCGGCTTTCCAGTGTTACCGAGCTGAGCCCTGAAATTCTGAGCAGTTGCAGCACTGACTGCGCCGCCGTGGTCAACTCAATGAGTTGGAACTTGCGCGTCCAATAGGTGCTGCCCGAGGGATTTGCGTTGCCAGCCCGGCGCTCCAGAAAGTTGATGACACTATTCTGGCAGGTCTCCACGTTTCCCGCAAGAATAGAAAGGCGCGAGGCATTGCCGCGAATATAGCCCGCCTGTTCCGAGAGCCCGCTGGTCTTGGTGCCGAAGGTCTCTTGGAGCTTGATACGGTCCACCAACCGCAGGATCATGTTGATCCGCTTTTCGAAGGTATCAGCCACGACGGCACCGACCGAGAGATCCTGCACACTAGCCGACATCACCTTGCCTGCATCATCCGTCGCCCCTTCCAGTGGTGCGTATCGGTTGCCTCCGAGAATCTTCTCGATAAACAGATTGAACCCATCAGGTGTCGTGCCGCGCACGGCTTGAATACTGCCAGCCGAATCAAAAGCGTCGAAATCGGCGGCGCTGCTGACATTCATCAGAGCAATATCAGCATTACCTAACATGGTCGTAGCCGGTCGGCCGAAGATGCGGGGATGGCGATCATAGAACAACGGTACCAGAGGGATCTCGCCGTTGGTGCGACTCCAGTCGCCGCTACGCAGGAACTTCTTCTGCGGATCGTACATCCACCAGCCGCCGCCGCGAAACGCATCGCCGAAGCCATCATAGCCGCGCCGGACCATCCAGTAATAGCCGTAGTCCATCGTGTTGCCGATGAGCTTGCCTTTGGTATTCAACTTGGGCTGGCGCATCAGGAATCGAACACAGGCAAAGGCGAGCTGTCCTTCTTCGTAGTGATAGTTGGTAACATCCCGCGAAGAGAAACCAATCAGATAGGGCCGAAATCCTTGAAGCTGGCGAATCTGAAGCCGAGGAGCCTGCCGAGGCGATTCGACCAGAATCCAGCGATAGCCGGTGTGCATCGCCGCTTTGATCTGCGTAGCCCAGAAAGTATCCCACTGGCTGCCGTCATTGCCGATACCGTCGGCGTTGTAATAGATCAGTTCCGACAGCTTAGGCTTATCAATATCCCGCTTCCGGCGCACCGGTCCCAGCGTGCCAAAATCCAATCCGGTGGTCGGTAGCGGGGACTCGCGCATGAGCCCACCGACCAGCTCCTCGGCATAGCTCTCCATGAATCCCGTGTAGACCGCCGACTCCTGCCGTCGCCGATAGTGTTCTCCAGGAAGGAACGGAGACGTGATCGGGATAACATCACGCACCGACACCTCAGAACGCGGCATGAAAGCGGATAGATACCAGGGTGCCGCTTCCAGCGCCTTGTCGTATTTGGTCTCCCAATCAAAGCGCCACAACTCATCCAGCACGGCTCGTCCGCCCTCAGCACGGCGTTCGTTCTGCTCCCAGGTCGAATACATTTCCTCGAAGAGCGGATGCTTTTCGTCCAGGAAGTCCAACTCGCGTTCTAATTCAATGGTGGGCGCGGCCATGCTTACCTCGCCGAGTCGGCGTAGTCTTCAGGATCATAGGAGACGGACGAGTTGACCAAGAGAAACCACATCAGCCACACGAAGGCATCGCCCCGGTCGGGACTGCCGATGCCCTCATATCCCTTCGGCGTGAAAAAGATGAGCTGATCTTCCAGTTCGGGAAAGGAACCGATGAATCGAATACGCTTCTGTTCGTGAAAAGCGGCAATCGGCTCGGCCCGCTGATGTTTGCCGCGCGAGGCCCAGACCAACTTGATCTTAGGAGTGTCGCCACCTTCGCAAGCTCGAATATTGCGCTTGACCAGATCGCCGCCGTTGTTGCGCTCGCCAATGATGGCATCGCCCTGATAATCGTCATAGGTCTCGATGCCGATGCGGCCCCACGCCTCCGGCGAGAAAACACCGGACTTGTCCTCGAAGAGATAGGCAATGCCATTGGTGCCGAGTCCGCCGACCATGATGCCGGTCTCGTTGGCCTTTTCTCCGCTGGTAGTCGCCGGATCGATAGCCACACCGATGCGAGTCATCTCCGGCAGCTTGGCGCCTCTCGGAAGGCGATTGTCCTCCAAAAGTTTCCGAGTCCAAAAACCTCCCTCAACGTCGTCCAGAATTTCGGCGTGCAATTCCTGACGCCCGATTCGAGTGCCCTCATACTTCTTGACGATATTCTTGATCGCCTTGGGCGAGATGTTGATGTAGTTGTCATAAGAACTGCCCCGCGTCACTACTACCCGAGGATCTTCTTCACCAGCCTCTTCGATCATATCCTTGATCATCGGCAGCGGGCGCGGCGTGGTGGTGATGATGCCTTGCGGGTTGTCGCCCAGACGAAGGGCCATTTCCAGGTTGTCCATGGTCTCATCGGGATATTGATATTTGGCCCATTCGTCCACCCAAGCAAAATGAAACTGCGGGCCACGAAGCTGGTCGGGTTCTTCTCCCGAGTAGAGAAAGCCCATCGTGCTCAACGCACTGTAATGACCATAGGCATCGGGCCACGTAATCCTTCGTTTGGAGGACTCGTACTTCGGCATGTTCCATGGCGGCGCCTTGGCCAGAATGCCGGACTCGCCCTCGGCGATGACATCCCGGCAATCGGATTTGGTCTCAGCAACGAGGGCGAAACGTATCTGTTGGCGAGTACGGCGAGCCAACAGCGCTTTAGCATTGATCCACTCAGCTCCTGTGCGGGTTTTTCCCCACATGCGTCCGGCGAGAATGAGCCACCAACGCCAATCTCCCGGCGGAGCCTGCTGATTCTCCCGGCCGGTTTCGCTCCAATCATAGAGAAGCGCCAGCACCGTCTCATCCGTCATTTCCTTGCGAATGAATCGGTTGCGCTTCTCGGGCGGAAGCTCCAGCAATTGCGCGATCACGCCCATCAGTCGATCTCAGGTGCCATGATGATCTTGAAGTTGCCGGTATTCGGACCCGTGAGCGGCTTACCGGCGAAGGTCGCCTGGATTTCTCCTTCAAAGATCAGTCTCTCCGTTGCGCTGTAGGGACCAGTATCCCCGGCTTGCCATTCGTACTTCCAATATCCCATTTCTTCTTCCACTAATTGATCACCGACGATATCGGCCGGAGCACTGATGAGGACAGTGCCTTCCTCGTCCTTCATGTGAAATTCCAGTGTGGCGCCGTCCAGGCTTTGCCCCTTCCCGGTCTCTCGGTCGATGATGCGTCCTTCGAGCACTGGCAACAGGTCGCCTTGCTTGATATTAAAGCGTTTGTTCACGGTGACGGCCATGTCACACCTCGACTTCGAAGCCGGAAGATTGCATATCCACGGTCAGAACCTGCTGGATAAGGTCTACGTCGATCACACCGCTCACAAGATCTACATCCATGATGCCGGAAATCACTGTGACGGTCGGATAATCAACAATGACAACGGCTCGCTGCACGACAGGGACGATGACGACGCTGTCTGAAACAATGATCGGCAACGAAACAATCTGATCGAATGTCGTACTTGGCGCAAAAACCGCACTCCCCGCAGCAATGGCTTCTACCGCGATCTCATAAGCAATATTTGGAACAGTTAGTGCCGATCCAGACAGAATGGTCGGTAAGCTGATGACGCCGATTGCTGTCGGAGCAAAGGTCTGCGCACCGCTGACAATCGTTGAGAGCGTCAGAGCCTGATCGACCAACGCCAAGGGGGCAAACAGCGTAACCGTACTGCTAAGACTCGGCAGCGCCAGCGTTTGATCGCCCGGAACAGGCGGCAAACCAAGCACCACCGGCGGCGTGAGTACCGCCGCTGACGAGATCGCCGCTGTTGTTACCGCATAGGCAAGTACCGGAGCCGACAGCGCGCTTCCGGCGGCGATAGCTGGCAACTCCACCACCGCAAGCAACGCTGGAGCCGTGAGGACACTGCCCGACACAATCGCAGGCAGACCGAGAGCCTGATCAACCAGGAACGAAGGAGCTGTGAGGGTATGGCTGCTGACAATGGTCGGAAGGGCGAGGGCCTGTTCGACTAGCGCCGCAGGCGCGAAGATCTGACTCCCGGATGCGATGGCAGCAAGCTCTACGATCTGAGCCGTCGTCGGTGCAAAAAGTTGATTTCCAGCAGAAATGGACGCGAGGGTGATCGCCTGCTCAACCAATGCAGCCGGAGCAAACAAGGCACTATCCGGTCCCAGCACCGGAATGGTAATCGCAGCAGCAACTGTCGGCGAAGTCAGGGCGACCGTGCTGGCGATTGCCGGAAGCGCAACAGCCTGGTCTACTAGTGCGGTAGGCGCATGCAGAACAGTGGTCGAACTGATCGTCGGCAGCGCCATCGCCGCCGCCAGATCAGGAGCCATGAGCGCACTGCCCGACGCGATACCCGGAAGCGCTATCGCTTGGTCGGCCAACGCCGTAGGCGCGAAAACCTGACTCTCGGATGCGATAGTGGCAAGCTCGATAACCTGAGCCGTCGTCGGCGCAAAGAGCTGACTGCCAGCCGCGATAGTGTCAAGCGTAACGGCTTGATCCGCCAACGCCGTAGGAGCATATAGCACCGAGCCAACGCCAATAACCGCTAGATCCAGCCCATATGCCAGCGTCGGCGCAGTGACGACCGAGGTACTCGCTATCGTCGGGAGATCTAGGGCCTGCTCGATTAGCGCAACGGGCGCAAAGAGTACGCTACCAACTCCGATGGTAGCAGCGGTTATCTCATAGGCGACCGTGGGAGCCGCGAGTGTTGATCCGGCGGGAATTGCAGGAAGAACAACAGCCTGATCCACCACCGCCGTAGGCGCAAAAAGAGCACTGCCAGCCGAGATGATTGGCAGCGCAACGACTTGATCGGCTAGAGCAGTTGGAGCGTTGAGAGCCGCCGTCGAAGCAATGGTCGGCAGCGAGACGGTATACGCGGCCGATGGTGCAGCCAGAACCGATGTCGAGCTGATCGAAGGAAGAGCGACGGTTTGATCAGTAACAGCAGTGGGGGCGAAAAGCGCACTTCCCGCTGCGATAGTCGCGAGGCTAACGGCGTAAGCTAAAGTCGGAACCGTAAGCGCAGAACTACTGGCGATGGTCGGCGCGGTAACTGCCTGGTCAGCTGTGGACAACACCGCATGAGGCTGACCGCCCAGCCAATAATCAAATCCCCCGGTGTTCCCCAGGGGAATAACTGGCTGACCGCCAAACCAATAGTCCACAGTTACGCTCGGGTTACTACATCGAAATAGGTCGAGCTGCTCACCGACGAAGATCGAGAAATTAAGCGCACCTCGACCACACCCTTAGCGGTCGGCGTAAAGGTGACCGATAGCGTCTCCTCCGTAGCCGCCGCCGCGCTATCGGTCTGCTGCGTCACACCGATGTCTGGATTCGCCGCCGCAATCAATTGGGGATAATTGGTGCCGCCGTAGGACGTGCTTTTCGTAATAACTGATATGGTGGTGCTGACCGCATCCACCGGCACGAAAATACAAACCTCACCCGCCCCGGTGACCTTAAGGCTGTTGGCCCCACCGCCGGTGATTTGGCTTCCGGTGTCCTGAGCGATGAGGCCCAACTCCACATACCCGATACTCGCGCCGGAGCCCCAGGGCCGCACCTGCCGCCCCCGAAAATCAGCAGCGGTATTGGTCCACCCGCTGTACTTCTGATCGGTGTGTGCATCGGGCGACCAACCCAGAAAATCTCCCCGGGGAAACTGGAGGCCCCACTTGACAAGGTCGGGTAGGATGAGGTGCGGCGGCACCTGGCGCTTAGTGGTACCCGCCTCCGTCACGTTGGTATTAGCAGTCGCTCCGCAGATCGCACGGTTATACCCGGCGTCTACCAAAACGCTGGCATCAGGGCTGCTCGCAACCTGCGTGCAGCCAATGAACAGGCAGCCCTCAAAGTCCGATTGGGCTACTGTCGAGAGTGCCCCAGCAGAGGCCACCGTGATTCCGGTCGAGCCCGGCGCGACGATACAACAGCCGCGCCAGTGAAACCCCCCGCCTTTGTTCGCGGTGTTGTTACCGGCGCGGAAGGTAACCCGACCGATCAACAAGCAGCTTTCCCAGACGATGTTAAGGTCCGCGTTGGCGGTGGAGGCAGCGGCGAAGGGCTGAAACGCAATGGACCGAGACCCGATGAAGATACAGCGCCGAAACGTCCAATTGCGTCCGGCCACCGGGGTTGCGCTGGTATCCTGCATCGCGTCATCATGGCCCATGAACCGACAGTCTTGAGCGAGAAACCCCGTGGCTCGGCCGGGATGGAGGTTAATGCCGACATTCCCCTCAACAATCATGTCATATAGTTGGAGCCCCGGCACATCGTTCGTGCCCAGGTGAATGCCAGGCACCGTTGATGCTGGGGATGAATCTGCTTCGGCTGACGTTCGCGTCGTCGCCATGACGATGCCCGGAGCGCGCCGTACCCCTGACCCGTTCTTGAATCCCTGGGCATTGAGCGGATCACCCCGGAACGCCGTGGGGCTCCCGACGCTGGAGATGCTCGCAACCGGGACCAGTGCCTCGCTGTAGTAGACCCCGGGTGCCACGTAGACGGTGTCTCCCGGCAAAACGGTACTGCCGGTGTTCATCGCCTTCCCGATGGTGAGCCATGGCTTGTTGGTCGCGTTGCTCGCGTCAGGCCCCAACCCGGTATTGAGGTTGTTACCATCGGGGCTGATGTAGTAGGTCGCCAATCGCGTATCTCTACTGAATACAGGTTACGCCACTGCTTAGGGCGTGCAGGCAACGTTATAGGCCGAACCGCCCGGCTGGATGTCGGTCACCACGTTATCGCAATAGACCGTCACCGTACCCGCGACTCGCCGGATGCCGATGGCGTTGGTCTGCAAGCTGATCTGATTCCCCCGGAAAATGGCCGAGCCCTCGTAGATGTCGATGCCATAGGGCGCACCTTTTGAGAGCACGTTGTTGGAAATGACATGATTTACGCCACGAACACTGATCAAGGAATTCATCGCCCCATAGATCGACACGGTGCCGGTCCCGTCAATTGTGTTCCCGGTCGCCGTCACCCGATCCGCACCCGCCGAGATCTCAATAGACTCGGCCCGCACGTTGGGACCGAACTGATTGTCGAGTACCTTGTTGTCATCCGCCAGCAGATCCGCCGGGCCGCTAAACCCGGAGGCATAGCCCCCGATGTAGACCCCTTCACCGTACTGTGCCGTTCCTTTCCCGGTGTCGCGGATCTTCGACCGGCGCACAGTCGAGTTATTCGTTCCCCAGCGGAGATGCACCGCCGCCTGGGTCATGTTGTCAATTTCCAGACTATCCAATTCGACGTAGGCTGAGCCTTCCGGCTGAAATCCGGTGAATCCGTTGGTGATCCTGAGTTTGCGAACGGTCCAATAACTCGCCTGAAGCGAAATTACTCCATTGTTGGTCGTCAGAATGGTGGTGGGGCCGACACCGGAGAGCGTAATGCGCTGCGCAGCGGTGCCGCTCCGAGTCCACTTAGGATATTGGGAAAGAGTATACGTTCCCGCAGCGGCATTGATGCAGTCACCAGGAAGCGCGGCAGCTATCGCGCTGTTGAGTGCGGACACGGTTGAGACGTTGACCGTGCGAGCGCAAGAAATTCCTGATGTAGCCGTCACCGAGATGCGGGAGCTATCGCTCTGACCCGACGCTGATCCCACCACATAGGTGACTCCTGCGGCCTCTCCCGTCACAGTCGCCGCTTGCGCTCCCGCCGATGCTACCGAGGCGATGCCCGGTGCCCGGCTGACCCAAGTGACGGTCGTTCCCAGCGACGCACCGCAATCGGTCACGCTTCCCATCAGTGAGCCGGTCCCGCCAACATCGAGCGCCAGCGTGGGAGGTGACACATCGATGGTGGAACCACCCATGCAGACTTTCGTGGAGTCTTTGAGGGTACCCGACATGCCAACGATATAGGTGGTTCCCGTAGCAACGGCTGTTGCCCGAGCCCGCCGGATGGCGGTCTGCGTAACAGTCGCGATGCCGGTGTTCCGAGAGACCCAGGTGATCGCCAAGCTGGTGTCGATCTTGTTGCACTGATTGGTGAGCACTGCCGTGATCGATGCCGTATCGCCCGGTGCGGCGAACGCCAGGGTATCGGGACTCAGCACCAGCGATCCCGCCACAGAAATACATGGATTTCCGACCAGCACCAGCGAACTGTCGCGCTTGCCTTTCAGAGCCGCGCCTACGAATACTGAGCCATCGCTCTTCGCTGCCACCTTCCCCATCTGACCAGAACCAGAGATCGAGGCAATGGTTGTATTCTTACTGAACCAGTTCCCCATCGCATTTGATAAAGCCGTTCCACTGGTATTGAGCGGCACACAGTTCTGTGGTGCCGTATCCGGCACGTCCAATCGCAGGGTATCGGGCGTACAGCGAATGGAAGCGACCGCCTTCTCTTTTCCCTCGCGGGGACTGACCAACGGTTGCGCCGCTGCCGCACAGGCCAGCAGACCGATGACAGCAGAGGCATAGCGAATCATGGCTCAGCCCTTCTTCGGAGGGTTCCGCACATCGCGGTCCTTCACGGTCACGATCTTCCCATCCGGTCGCTTGACCTTATACCAGGCGTGTCCGCCTTTCACTGGCATTTCTAGGTCGGTCTGACCCGCTCCGATCATCTGACCTTTCGGCAGCTCGTATGGTTCCTGGTGGACTTCGACCACCGTCGCAATCGAATCATCCGGCAGCCGCACCTTCTCTTTCTCCTTGTAGACCCGCATGGCTCCTCCCCATTAGAGCGCAAACCAACCGGCCGCATTCACCGTAACGTTGATGTTGCCGCCGTTGGGCGTGACCGGCATGCCGGTGATTCCGGTGTCGTAGAACGCAACCAGCCGATCATCGACAATAGTGTCGTCCCACAGAATGATCGCTTCGGACTGATCGCCGGAGACGGCGGTCCAAGTGAAGTCGGCCGTGTCGAAGACGCCGTTGGCGATGGTGGGCGA